GTCTTTGGTGTGTATGAGGGTGAGGTAGTTCAAATGCTTTCGGCGCAGTTTGCATATCAAAGAGAGGACGGTCATGTTAGACTCTGCCTATTCAATGAGGCTTGGAGGAAAGTAAAAGATGAGTGAGATCACAACAGAAGATAGCTTTAATGAGATAGTTGAAGACTTTTGGGCGAGGGCATGGGTGTTATCAATGGGTACGCGCACACCTAAGAAAGAAATTCTTCATCGCTTTATAGATTTTGTGGAGGGGGAGTTAAAAGATAAGCGAGCCTTTCCTCCTCAACATTGGGAGATTCTCAACAACGACACAGACAGTGAACTATATGAATTATTAATTCAATTCATTGAATACTTAGCGGAGTGGTAAAGATGGATGATGTATATAGATTTACGAAGGAACAGTACGAACGATTCAAGAAGTCCAAGTATGCCAGCATGATGTATAAGGATAAGATGACTTTGGAAGTTGTTCTACAAAAAGGTAATGATCTCTTTGTAAAGGCTGGAGAAGGCATAGACTACCGCTTCTACGAAGACATCTTCAATCCATTTATACACGGAGATGGGACATGAATATAAAACGAATTGGCATTGGAACATTGGTGACGCTTGTGGTTGCTTCAATCTACGGCACTCTCATTTGGTTTGGTATGCACTCGGATGCATTAGACACGCACGAACGAGAGATAGGTGCCTTACAGGGGGAGCTACTTGAGACTGTCAAGGTAAATAAAATACTTCAACAGGGTTTGCTTGAGGACATTCAGGAGTTAGAGGATAGGATAGCTTCCTCTGAGGATGACACTCGTAGCCTTGTAGCTGATACGGACAGGTCTCTAAGAGAAACAGTAGAGTGGACTGAACAAAGCTTAGGAGTCTCCATGAGGGATGAGGTTGATGCCATCCACCGTGAGATAGCTGACCTATCAGGACTTGTGGCAGATACTAGACTGACGTTACAACAAACACAGAATGATATAGATTTTCTGGCGGTAACTACAGCAGAAGAGGTAGAGATTCTCCCGCCACTTCAGATTACTTTGCCTCCTGTACACATACCACCTCCTACACTAGTGGTAGATATAGAAGAGACAGAGGAAGACACAGCAGAGTGCCCAATAAAGCCTGACAATGCAGACAAAGCTAGAAGGATACTAACAAGGGCAATGGGGAGGATGGCCGACACAGGCAGCTACCTATTCGGAGCGACTTTTAATATAAATACTGATGGGACTACAGAAAATATTGAGGTAGTTGGTGGTGGTCCCATAAACTTACGCAAGGCAGTAGCAAGATACGCTTCTGCTTTAGAATGGACAGTTGATGAGGCAGTAAATAACTGTGAACTAAAACTAAGGCTTGACATAGAGTAGCACTTCGTGTAGCATTATGTCTAGAAAAATTAAGGAGAAAAGACCTATGGCAACAGAGATCAATGGGATTCCAGAAGTAGTAGAGGGCACCGCCTTCTATCCACACATCTTGGTCCCCAACGAAGCCTTTGGCAGGACGATGTACGAAATCAATCTCGCGGTGAGCGATGATGTCTTCGATCTATTTGAAAGCCAAGGCTACATTGGCCTCCATCCGGCAGGCAAGAAGAAGTTCACGCCTGATCCAGTGATAGTGTTCCAACGCTTTGCATTCCGCAAAGATGGAAATCCTAATCCGAAGCCTAAGCTAGTCGATATGGAAAACAATCCTATTGATGTGGCGCTTGGTAATGGATCGCGTGTTAAGGTTATGTGGAGACACTCAACCTATAAGTCTGGTGGCGGTGGCATGATTCAGCGAGCAGAGCTAGTAGCAGTACAGCTAGTGGAGCTTGTTGAGTACGCCCAAGAAAACGGTGGCGAGTTTGATATGGCAGCAGTGGAGTTTTAATTATGGTAGATAGTAATGCAGAAGAAGTGGTACAGGAACAGCCCTCTTGGGTCTATGGAACTGAAGAGGCCACATATGATGTCCGAGCATTAGAGGTAGAGGCGCAACAAGCATTCGCGCTTCTCGTAGAAGTTAATGGCGAGGTCCAAGGATTAAACAAGAGGCTCTCTGTTCTTCAGGCAGCAGGCGTACAATTTAATACCTTGATACAGAACGCACTTACAACAGAAGCAATCATCGAAACCAAAGAGGGTACTGACAGTGCAGACGATGACGACGGAGACTCAGAAGAATAGGAAGTTTAAATACACACACCGCTCGTGCCCTAAGTGCGAACACAAGGGCTGCTTTGCCATCAATGAGGATTGGTCTGCCGTTTGTTTTAGTTGTAACTATACAACGAATGACTTACGCAAAGACTTTCCAGATGTTGATGTGATCATAAGCCGAACGGACTACTCAAAAAGAAAGGGAACCACACCAACGAAGATAACGGTTGATCGTGGGGCAGGAATCTTTGGCCCACTCCTTGACCGTGGAATATCAGAAGCAACCGCAAAGCGTTACGGCGTAAGGATTCTTGTAGACAGTGACGGGCAACCGACGCAGCACTACTACCCCTACTTCATAGCGAATGAGGCGGTAGCACATAAGGTACGGCATGTCCATGAGAAGTACTTTACTTGGGTTGGCCCTGCGACAGACACTGGCCTATTCGGTCAGCAGTTTGTTCAGGTTGGTGGTAAGTACATTACCATAACCGAGGGCGAGTGTGATGCAATGGCTGCTTATGAACTGCTAGGCAGCAAGTGGCCGGTGGTGTCCATTAAAAGTGGGGCGGCAGGCGCAGTTAAGGATGTGAAAGAATCTCTGGAGTTCTTAGAAACTTTTGAGACCATCGTAATAGCCTTTGATGCAGACAAGCCGGGACAGGAGGCTGCGAGAAAGGTAGCACGACTGCTAAGGCCGGGGTCTGCAAAGATAATGACCTTCCCCGAAGGCTACAAAGATCCTAATGATATGCTTAGGCAGAACCAGCAGAAGCTATTCATGCGATCTTTTTGGGAAGCGCAGATCTACACGCCTAGCGGTGTGATAAATGTCACGGAGTTTATTAAAGATGAGTATCACAACCGACCGAAGAAGGAATCAGTTCCTTATCCTTGGGCGGGACTAAACAAAAAGCTGTACGGTCTACGCCAAGGTGAACTTGTATCGTTGACAGGCGGCACAGGCTTAGGTAAAACGTCGGTGACTAGAGAGCTTGAGCACTGGTTAATAAAATCAACTAAGGATAACGTTGGTATTATTGCCTTAGAAGAAAATAAGTATCATACGGTTGATGGCTTACTTTCTATTGAGGCTAATGCTAAGTTATATATTGATCAGATACGAGAGCAATACTCTAGAGAGGAGATAGATAAATATCTGGAGATACTTCACAAGGGGGAGAATGAGAATAGGGTTTTTATCCATTCACATTTTGGAACCAATGATGTTGAAGAGATATTTTCTAAGCTGCGCTATTTTATAATCGGCTTGGAGTGTAAGTGGATAGTGTTCGATCACATCTCCATGTTAGTCTCGGCTATAACAGATGGTGATGAACGACGTACCATTGACAATGTGATGACTCGGCTGCGAAGTCTTGTCGAAGAAACTGGCGCAGGTATTATACTTGTGTCTCATCTAAGGCGAGTGGATGGTAACAAGGGGCACGAGAATGGAATCGAGGTATCTCTTAGCCACCTTAGAGGCTCACAAAGCATAGCGCAGTTGTCTGATTGTGTCATTGCTCTTGAGAGAAACCAACAGGCAGAGGATTCTGTTGAGGCCAACACCACCAGAGTACGAGTACTAAAGTCTCGGTATACTGGCGACACTGGCATAGCAACTCATTTAATATATGATAGAGATACCGGAAGATTAAGTGAGCTAGATGGGATGGAATCTGAAGAACCACTGGTGGACTTTTAATATGAAACTAATCTTTGATATTGAAACGAACGGCCTTCCTCCCAACATCACCAAGATGTGGTGCTTGGTTGCGAAGGACATAGATACAAAGCAGCAGTATGTCTATGGACCTAATCAAATTGAAGAGGGTTTAGATCTATTAGCAAGGGCTTCTTATCTGGCAGGGCATAATATCTCAGGCTTTGATTTGCCTGTGATTGAGAGCCTGACAGGTCGGAAGCTAGACAATGGACAGCGTAAGATAGTTGATACTCTTGTTCTGTCTAGGCTATTTAATCCTGTGAGAAATGAAGGAAGACACTCGCTAGAAGTATGGGGCGATGTGCTTGGCTATCCGAAGATAGACTTTGATAAGTACGATGCATACTCTCCTGAGATGTTAGAGTATTGCATACGAGATGTAGATTTAAATTTAAAAGTCTATGAGATTCTGAAGGGTGAATCCGCTGGCTTCTCTAAGCAATCTGTGGATCTTGAGCATAATGTCTATAAGATTATAGCAGCACAGCGCGAGAAGGGATTCTTGTTCGATGCCCGAGCAGCTACTTTGCTAGATGCAGAATTGCAGGAGAAGATGAGGGCTGCCGAGATAGAAGTGCATAAGGTTTTTAAACCGAAGGTATCCGAAGTAAAACTTTACGCACAGTTCACTCAGACAGGTGCCCTTGCAAAGACAGCCAAGACTGTTGATGATGTAGGAGTTCGACTTACTGAAGAGGAATACAAGGAGCTATCCGCTAAGGTAGAAGTGTCAGATGCTAGACCAATCAGTCGCTATATGGTAACTGAATTTAATTTAGGTTCTAGACAACAGATTGGAGAATATCTACAAGACTTTGGTTGGAAGCCTACGAAGCTCACACCACATGGCAGACCACAGGTTGATGAGACTGTACTCTTAGGCATCAAAGGAATACCAGAAGCAGAACTTATTGCGGAGTACATTCTCTTACAGAAGAGAGTGGCTATGATAAGTGGGGAAAAACACGGCTGGTTAAAATATGTTCGGGGTGATGGTCGGGTACATGGTGGTGTGCGTAGTAATGGCACTATCACAGGACGCATGACCCATCAGTCCCCCAACATGGCGCAGGTTCCTAATACAGGCTCGCTTTACGGGAAGGAATGCAGGGAGTGTTGGATCACGCCAACAGGATATAAACTAGTGGGTGTTGATGCCTCTCAGCTTGAGCTTAGGATGTTAGCACACTACATGAAGGATGAGGAATACATAAATGAAATCGTTAACGGAGATATACACACCGCTAATCAAAAACTTGCAGGACTTGAATCAAGAGATACGGCAAAAACTTTCATCTATGCCTTACTCTACGGAGCAGGAGATAGAAAGCTTGGAAGCGTGGTTGGAGGAAGTGCGAGCAATGGCAAAGAACTTAGACGACATTTCTTTGATAATCTCCCGGCATTTAGAACTCTTAGAGATAAAGTTACGAGAGCAGCGGGAAGGGGTTTTCTCAAAGGATTAGATGGTCGTAAGATATTTGTCAGGTCTGAACATGCGGCCCTAAACACACTCTTACAGAGTGCTGGTGCGCTTGTGATGAAGCAGGCTCTTGTGCTGTATGACCAAGGACTTAGTTGTGGGGCTGTCAATCTTGATGCGGCCTTCGTTGCTAACGTCCATGATGAGTGGCAGCTTGAGGTGCATGAGAGTTGTGCTAAAGAAGTTGGCGAGCTTGGAGTAGAATGTATACGCAAGGCTGGCGAAGTATTTGAACTGGTCTGTCCCTTGGATGGCGAGTATAAAATAGGAGCTAACTGGAGTGAAACACACTAAATGTATGTGCAGCAAAATTGAAAGCTGTGATCAGCAGCTAAAGTATGATATAAGCAGTCAAAAATATATAGCTGATGATAGGGCTTTGAAAGCCTTTGAAAAAGAAAAAGATTGGGAAGGAACACTGGAAGATTTTTTGATTAATACTGCTGGTTGTTATTCCGAAAGTTGGGAAACGATATTCTTTCCTTCTGATGATTTTAATTGCGGTGAAACGGTCAATGTGTTTGATGATGCATGTACATTAACTGAACACTGGTCTAACAGAGAGGACGGCCAACATGATATGTCTTATTTTCTTTGTCACTTTTGTGTGCTGGACATGAAAAAGAATAGGGACCACATAGTTGAATATAGAAAAGTAAAATGGGGTTAGGATGAAGGAGGTAACTGGAGTGAAACACACTAGACACTGCATAAGTTGTTCGGTGGAGTTGGAAGAAAATAATTGGTATAAATCTTTTGTTGGTAAACACCACTACAAGTGTAAGACCTGCTATGATTTGCGCCGGATAGAAAACAGATTTAAACGAGGAGAGTATAGACCCTATATCTTTGCCAAGCTTTTAGGGAATAAGAATACCGAGGCCTTTAATAAAATTAAGGATGGCTATGTATATATTGTTTCTAATCCTGCTTGGGAGGGATGGCATAAGGTAGGTATGGCTGTCTCGGCAGAAGATAGATGTAGAGGATTTCAAACATCTAGTCCAATGCGAGATTATAAGTTAGAGTATAAGATTTATTCTAAGGACAGGCGAAAGACAGAAGAATTGGCCCATAAGTATTTAACAAAGCTGGCTTCTAATGTCTCTGGAGAATGGTTCAACCTACCGAAAGAAGATATAATTCCTATTCTCAGTAGGTTAAAAGAAAGGAAACCAAAGGAAGTTACAAATTTAAGAAAAGAATTTGTGCAACAGGAGATGATATTTTGAAAAAACTTGACACAGTTGTAGATGATGTGTATAATGTACTCTCCTGCTTATGTGATCAGGAAACTTTAGATATACCTGACGATTACATTGAAGACTTTGGAGAGCGTATGAAGGAGGCTCTGAAGGGTTGGGCTACTCCTAAGAAGGACGCTGGCGGTCTTCGTATGTCTAATGTAGGGCGTCCATTACGACGCCTATGGTACGATCTAAAGCATGAGGTGCCTGTCTATAATAAGACGCACCCATCTCTCTTCATTAAGTTTCTGTACGGTCATATACTTGAGGAGCTAGTACTTCTTCTTGTTAGATTGGCGGGGCATGACGTAGCTAATGAGCAGAAGGAAGTGGAGATCGATGGAGTCACGGGACACATGGACTGCACCATAGATGGGGAGGTAGTAGATATAAAAACTACATCCTCCTATGCCTTCAAGAAGTTTCAGGAAGGTACGCTGCACGAAGATGATCCCTTTGGATACATGGCACAGCTTTCTGGATATGAGAAGGGGCATGGCACTAGTAGTGGAGGTTTCTTAGCTCTTAATAAAGAGAGCGGTGAGCTTGCCCTCCATCGACCGGCAGAGATGGTTAAGGTTAATGTCGAAAACAAAATAAAGGACATTCGTGATGCAGTATTACTTGACTCCCCACCTGAAAGATGTTATACTCCAGTACCGGAAGGTAAGAAGGGCAACCTTCGTCTGCCTAGAGAGTGTGGTTATTGCCCTCATAAGTATGAGTGTTATGCTGATGCTAACAATGGCTATGGGATACGAACATTTGTCTATTCTAATGGACCGAAGTATTTGATAAGGGTTGCATCTCTTCCTAAAGTTATGGAAGCATGAAGAAAGCATTACTCAAACGTATAAGCAGACACACAGAGAAGTTGCTTGTTGAGTGGCTGAAGAGTTTGGTCTCGGAAGAGGAAGCCGAGAAGGTTTCTTTAGATAACATAGGCTCCCTTCTTCCAGATCAGTATCACTTTGCAGTCGAAAATCAAATTGTTCTTGCTCCTAACTCACCTAAATGGATTCGTAAACAACTCAAGAAATTGGTTAGTTCTGATCCTAATATAAATATAGAGGCTATAACTCTAGAGGAGTTACAATGCTTGATCAAGACCCCCCAAACGAACTTGAGCCAACCAGACTCACTAGTGCTTTGATACTTTTAGGAGGCTTCTTATTCGGTGGGCACCTACTACCTGAGATTACGGACGATACACTAGAGGAATTGCGTGATCTTATAGATATGGAGCTTGCTCTACGAAGGGGAATGATACATTAGAAAGCCAAGAAAAATAAGACCACGCGAGAAGGATGTTCCATCGGGGTATGATTCTAAGTGGGAGGCTAGATTACATAGCACTATTCTCAAAGGATGGGAACACCATCCAGAGAAACAAGCTTATGTAATCGAGCATTCCTACGAACCAGACTTTACACGGCTCGTTGG